TGTTTAAGCCTTTCTTTTCTGCGCCGGAGCCTTTCCTGCCTCTTCCTTTCTTTCTCTGCTTTGCGTGCCTTGTTCCTCTCGCGCCTCCCTTCCAAACGGTACTTTTCACACTTCCTTTTATTGCGCCCATGCTTTCTGCCTTTCTTTCCTGCTTTACTCATTTTCTTTCCTTCCAAATTTTATTTCATCCACTCCCACTACCATGCCATCTCTGATCCGTGCCACAGCAAAGCCTATTTCCATCGGATCATACTCCCGAACCTCTGCATAGCTGTAAATGCCAATCTTGTAGGTTTTCCGGAAAGAGCCTGTGTTGACATACCAGCGGTGGTCCTCGTGGATATAATTTCCGGAGTATGCACCCGACAACCCGGTGTAGTCTTGCTTCAACTTCCCATTCACATCAGTGATGAAAAGTTCTCGGGAAGGCTCGCACACTAACAATCTATGGGTGTGCCCCTTACACATTAATATACAGTCCCCCATTTTGTGCTTCAGATGCCTCTTCAGCTGTAGCTTCATGTTCACAGTTCTTCTTTGGGGATCGTCTGCAGTGCTGTTTATGCTCTTGAAACCATGCGAACGTCCCATAAGGGACGCCCAACTCCTCGCAAGCATAGCGAGTCAAGTTGGTAAATCTCCACAGCTTCATGGGATGATTCCCGTCCAATATCACTATCATCTTCTCTTTAATAGGAGTCAACAGCTCAACGTAGTCCTTTATCTGCTTCATGGGGTAGGGGATCTTCTCCCCGTCGTCGTTGAAGCAGTTCTCGGGATGATACCTTGGATCATCCACCATTATCGCCTCTATACAATCCCCATGGTCTATGGCGAAGTTCCTGTTGGGATCGAGTCCCCCGTAAGGGCTCCACACCATGTCCACGAACTTATTGAAGCTTTTCCTACTAAAAAGAGAACTTCCTACATGGGCATCACCAAAAAGAAAAAGATTAAAATCCTTTGGAACTTTCTTCTCGATCACTATCATACACTACCTCCATTAGCAAAGAAGGGGAAGGGCTTGTGTGCCTACTCCTACAAAACACACAGGTCACATATCCCTCCAATCGTTCTTCCTCTGACAATGGACCGGAGCAAGCCATACACCGGCCCTCCTGCTTATACCTCTGTTTACTCTTCCGAGCCAACTCCTTGTAGTAGGAGAGGTTCTTCCCCCTCCACTTCTGGGAATTTTTCCTCTGACTGAGCAAATGAAATATACACAGGGTCCTCCCAGGCAGCGCTTCCCTGCTACACTGGGTACACAACCCTTTCCTCCTGTGCTCATCTTTGTACTTCTTATTGCCCATTAGCCGTATTGATTTGTGGGCACCTGAGGAAGATTGAAAGGTGCCTGATAAACCTCGTCATTCTCCTCCTCGATCAAGTTCTGCCTCTCCACATCAGGGTCGAGGCCCTCCTTGAGCTGCCAGGTCTTGCGGCTCAGGACCTTGTTCCTGAACTGTATCTCCCTGGCCTCATTGTTCTTCTTGATGTCTGCCAGGATGAGGGGAGGCCATTCTATCGAGCACTTCTTGGACACACCCTCGGGCACCTTGCCATATTGGATTGCTGTCTCCACCACTTCCCTGAATATCGTCTTGTAGTAGTAGGAGAAGAAGTCCTGCCAGTCCTCCACCTCCCGCACAAACGGATTCTGCGCAACCATACTGGAACTGTAGTTGGCATTGGAGTAGTCAGCAGTAAGGATCATCTCCGGCATCCCGCATCCCGCCGCCACAGCCAGTAGCATCGCCCTCCCATCATCCTTCACATCCTGGGCGTTTATATTAGGAGAAAGCATATCATAGCTGAGTCCCTTGGTAGCTGTGAGCACTGTACCCCTTGGGAAGGCCTTCTGCTTGTTGCGGTCTGCGGAAACAGTCTCGGACTGGTAGTTGGACCGGATGGAGTCAACTGTTGCCTTCGTCCCCTCCACCTTCCTCACCAGGGCTATGGCAGAGCGGATCTTGTTCAAGACTATCCTGTCCTCCAACCATCCCAGGTACTTCTTTATCATCGGCATTGCGGTGAGAAGGAAGCTGATACCCCGCTTCATGTCTGAGTCTGCGAGAATCTTAATGTGAATAATCTCGTCAGCAGGAATCCTCGCCCTCAACTCCCCCTTCGCATCACACAAGTAGTAGAACAGCACATTCTCTATGTCGTCGGGGTCTGTCTGAATCCCGAGGCTCAGCCCTGGGACAGATCCTGCCCTCAGAGGGGTCCGAATCCTGTCGGCCCGAAGGAACCTCAACCTCAGCATCCCAGTCCTTGTGTCCGGATATTTTCTCATGAACACTTCGCCATCCCTGAACACCCTCATCACCATTTCCTTCTCCCGCAGGGACCAGCGGTTTTCCTCCACGAAGGTGTCCCAGCATTCTTGGACTACTTTGTTTTTGTCCAAAGCCTTTATGATAGGTCCCTTGCCGAGAACAAATTTGGACAAGTTGCGGACTATGGCCCTTGCGAACAGGTCTGTGTGGTAAGCGAAGAACGCCTTCTCCAGCATGGTATAGTGGTCATAGCCAATAGCAGAAGTAGTAGTAGAATTAGAACTCCCCAACTGTATCCAGTCCGCCTCATCAGGGTCATCTGCGACCAGCCGTGCCTCCTTGGACATGATGTCAGTGGCAAGGTTCAACTGCTCCATCTCGAAGTCCAACCTCTTCCGCTCCAGCTGCTTCTTAAGCCTATATGTCTTAAAAAACATTTACTTATCCCCCTTTTAAAAAAAATTATAGCTAATCCTAAGTAGTTTTAAAAAATCCCTACCCCCCGAACCAAAAACCCCCCTGCTCCACTACTTCTTGAACAGGCAGGACAAGACTCTCTATCACACCGTAAGCACTAGCCACAATGTACCTCAAGGCATCCAATCCGTGGTCATGGACGGGGATGGGCTTGCGGCGAACCACCTTGCCGTCCACCGCCCTTGGGTACTTGTACTTCAGCATTTCCTGATGGGTCCCCAGCAGCCCCTCCTCAGCATCCAGGTAGCCGTCCAGGATATGAATCCAACTCAGCTTTCTCCCTCCCTCGTCCCAGTTCCGGTAGGTCTCCAGATGAGCCCGGACAAGATCAATCCCAGCCTCCAGGGCATTGATCGCATTCCAGGTCTCTATGCCATGTAAGGCGTCCAGGTCTATTCTTGCTTGCTTGGCACTGGGGTCTGCAAAGATCACTTCACCCTCCTTGTAGCGGGGGGAAGACTTGATGGCCTCGGCATGCTGGGCAATGGTGCCACTGCTCCTTCGGTACTCGTAGAAGACCACGAACCGCAGCTTGTACTCGGGGAGGGGTTGCCCGGGCTTGGCCTCATCTAGGGCGCGGAACAGGTCCCCGTAGTCTACAAGAGCCTTCTCGTAGACGAAGTCGTGCCCCGGTGAGGAGCCGAAGTCAATAGCAGACATCACAATCACATTGGAACTGAGGCAAAGGCTGTCCAGATCCGCAGCCATGTGTACATCCTCCTCCCAATAACCTCCGATCCCGGCTCAGGAGCCGGCACTTGCCCACCCAGTCGTCGATGCTGTAATAGCCCTGGGAGTGATGCGCAACGCCTTGGCAGTAGTCCCACGCCGGGCAGTCCCCGTACCGGGGATCACCGTGACACTTACGAGGGCAGGGCTCCAGCACCTCCAGCACACACCAAGAATACACCCTTGTCCCCCGGTCCCGGCTCTCTTCCAGCAGCCGAGCAAACGTACCGCTGTCCCATTTTCTTGTGGAATTGTGAACAAAAATCCCTTTAGTGGCAAAATTGTTTAGGCCTTCAACTTCCATATCAAACACAGGCTCTTTCTTCCCTGTACATTTTACAGAAAGCACAGTGTGATTATCTCCTGTCTGAAGCTTTTCCAGTATTCGTTCCCATTTGGCTGCCTCCTTCAGTTTGCCAGCTCTCCTGTAAAACCCTATCTTTTTCTTTATCCGGAGCCTTTCTCTATCCACCAGATTCCACGCAGCCTTGGTCGCCTCCGCTCTATTTCTGAGTTCCACTCCCAGCATTTTCAAGGCTCTCTTTAATACAAGAGGAGAAGTTCCAAGTTCCTTACAAAGCCTTGACAGGGAATACCCCTGTTCGTAAAGTTCCTTGATATTACTGTGAGTTTTGATCAGGTCTCTTGCCCTTTGGCCGGTGCGCCAGCGTCGGTGGTTCACTATTTTGCTTTTCTCTGATATTCTTCTCTTTGCAAACTCTGTGTGCTTGCGTCCCAAAAAGCCTTTTGGATGCTTGTCATAAGGGATGCCATACATTGGGTTCTTTTCCCCTGCAAGTAGGCCTTTCAGGGCAGCACTGCGCTTTTTGTTGACCTCGGGGTCGCGGGTCGCCTTGACTACAGTTTGATACATCCTTTGGTAGTTCTCTTCCCACAGCTTTTTAGATCTTTGGCTACAGACAAGCCTCTTTTTCCTTTGCTCCTCCCCGTCCCGGCTCCAAAACTCCCTGTTCCATTCTGCAAGGGTCCTCCCCCCATCCGGACTAAGCATTCTGTGAAGCCTTGAATGCTCGGCCCTGGTCATGACAGCCAGGTTGTCCGGCGAGTCATTCAACTTGTTAAAGTCCTTATGGTGGACAGCACTTCCAGATGGCAGAGAATGGACCTTTTCTGCCACAAACAAATACTCGGGTTCCCAATGGGTCTTCTTGCTGCTGCTGCTGCCCGGGGGCAGCTTGGTGCCGGTGTCCACCTGACTTCTTCCGGTTCTTTGGATTGTCCGCCGGCCCATTGGCATCAGGGAGTCCCCTGGTCTAAGGTCCTTGAGCTCCCTGTAACTCCCATCCCTCAGCATCACCAAGTGGTCCCCGGTGGCCCTGAGAACATCTCTTCTTATGTGCCCATCCCCGTCCACATACCCGTAGGCAAGTTCCCAGATGGTGTCTACTTTGGTCTCCCACACCTTTTTGGCCCGGGCCAAGGCGAGCCTCCCCCCTTCCCGGTGATCAAAGGCATACACCCAGAAGTCCTCTTTCCCCACTAGCTCCCTTATGGGGACACCGAGGGGGTATCGGTTGCGGTCCCGAGGAAACAATTCTGCCCCAGGATCTCCCCCTTAGACATACTCATACTCAGCCCCTCCTCCAACACCTCCCAATCCATCAGCTCCACCTCGTCGATCCGGGCCTTCTGGGGGTGGGGGCTGTTGAGGCCTTTGACGGAGCCGGTGATGACTTCTAGCTCAGAGCCGTTTCGGTACAGGGTGAGGGACTTGGTGGGGTCTTTGGCATAGAGTTGTTGGAGGACGGGGGCAGCCTTGTGGAAACCGAGGAAATATTTGTAGACCTTGTTGGCCTGGGTGAGGATGGCTCCGGCACTGGCTACTTCGCAGTTGTCCCGGAAGGCCATGTCCAGGTGGTTTAGGATGGCAATGTTGGTGGTTTTGCCCCCGGTGCGGTTGGCGAAGGCGATGGAGTCTTTGACCTGCTGGAAGAACATGTCCCGGATGAAGTCCCAGGGGGCCACGTGGGGCCAATCTTGCTCGGAGTAGCGGGGGTTGTGATGCTGGCAGGTGGGGTACCGCGGGACCTTCAAACCCAGGAACTCCCACACATACCACCACAGCACATCCTCATCCCTTACCCCGCGCTCCATTAGATAGCGGAATAGGACAGGGTGGAAATGTTGGAGCCGGTAAGTCCTTTTGTATCGTTGCCGCAGGAGCCGGGCGAAGTACAGGAAGCGGTCCGCGGGCCGGGTCTCCCCGTCGAACCATTCCGGCGGTATGTCCCCCGTGGATATGTATGAGCATAGTATGTCGAGTAGGGCTTTGTGTTGTGAGCCTTGGCGAGATGCCCAGGAAAAGAAACTATCCGTTAAGTTCATTGTGTGCTCTCCTCCTTCTCAGAAGCCTTAAAAAATCTTTCAAAAAAAATTATAATAAAATTTTCACGGGTTTAAAAAACAGGTCGAAAACTGGGGTGGGGTAGATGGGGCTCCCCCACCCCACCCCATCCGCAACCTCCCCCGTTTCCACTGATGACCCCCCCCCCTCCTCTCTTTCCTTTCTCGTTCGTAAACCTTCGGCTCTCTAACAACCTCCAGATTCGATCCGCACCGGGTCCCACAGGGTTTCTATCCCCCCCGGGGGGTGGGGCTCCCTCGCTTACCTCCTCTCCTAAGAGTGCTTTCGGTCTCGCAAACGTCACAGCGCCTCTGCTCTTCCGGTTCCCTGGAGTAAAAGGGGTCACATGCTAGCCCTTTTTCCTTCGGCATTTGTGGTTTCGGGGGGGGAATCAACGATCCCCTTCTTTTCGTTTTCGAGCATAGATTCCCCTCCCTGTTCTAACTTCCCCCCCAAGCATTAAACCTCTTGGTTTCCGCGCGGATCAGATGTCATAGGTTTATCGGCATATTTGCCCCCATGACATTTCTTCTTTATGACACTTCTTCTCCTAATATGCTATGCGGCAGCATATGACTTTCAGTGTCATCAGGGGAAGTTGTCATATGACATTTACTACTTAAACAAGAAGTTGTCATATGCTAAATAGGAAAGTAGCAAATGGGGGTTGCAACCACTTCGAAAAGGGGATCAGGAAACTGCAGAAAGCCCAGTCCTGCCTGGGTGTCATGCGGCTTGGGTGGGGCGTGGAGATGGCGCGGGATCCCCCCGCTCCCCCTCCCTCTCTTTTCTTTCTTTTCTTTTTCTCTTTCTTAATCTTTCTTATCTTTTTCCCTGTTTCCTGCTTTATGGCTTTAGGG